AAATTTTCCCCTAGCGTTGACAGTGACGAACTTGTCTGGCACAGAGACAGGCGTGACCGTAGCATTACTATAGTTGAAGGTACTGACTGGAAACTACAAATGGATAATGAACTTCCAGTAACATTAAAGCCTGGTGATAGTTTTAATATACCCAAAAACACCTATCACAGAGTAATAAAAGGCACATCTGACCTTGTTGTTACAATACGAGAACACTAGATAAATATCATATATTTGCGGGAATTGCTATGAGAGACCTTATTGACAGATTAAAACTAATCGAAAATTTAGAAAAAGGCGTACAGCCAGACTTTCACTTTATGATATTAGAGGATGGCGAAATCTTTATAATGGAAGGTGATGCAGAAATACAAGCAGTTGTTGATGCAATTAGATCACTAGCAAAGACAGGTGAAGGTAGACAAATTTCTCAAAATGTATTTGGTAAAGACCCAGATGATGTAACAGATGAAGAAATTTTCAACACACTAATTGCTCCAGGTTATCAAGCATTAAAGCCATTTACTGGAATGATGAAACAAGGTTTAGACTCAGTACCTAGTGGCTACACCCCAAGTCAGATAGCAAAAGCTGGCACAACTCCTTTTGTTGGAGGCTTTGTACGAGACCAGATCAGAAAACAGATACCTAACCAGAAAGTTGATACAGGCCCAAATAATCTAGGAACAGTAGACATTGATGCTAGTGATCGTGATATTGAACGTGTATTACAAGCCTATAACAAATTGGGTAATACATTTCCTAAAGCAAAAGACATGTTAGACCAAAAAGATGTTGATGGTGCACTAAGGCAAGTTTACTCAAGAATGAAAGCAGACTAATGACTAGCTTAAGAAGAATTATAGATATTGTTGAACGTGCAGGCATGGAGTATGTTGCTAACCGTGACTTTACACTTGTAGCAAAAACTGTTAAGGATGATGTAACATATGCCTTAGGCAGAGTTGATCATGATTACGATGACAACCGCAAAGCTGATTATAGCATTTATAAGTTAGTACGAACAGGTGGTTACGAATTCAAGGGTACCTTTTATCCTCAAGATTTCTACACAGAAGTGGAAAGTCTAGACCTAAGTCCATATGTAAAACCAACTGAAGCACACAAAGCATTTAAATCCTGGGTAGAGCAACACTAACGGTTGACACATTAGCACTAGAGTAGTATAATTACACTATTATAAGGAGATGTCAATGAGCTCAGATAGAGTCTTTAACAGCGAAGAAAAAGCAAAACTTACCCAACTTATTAATGAAGGTCTTACTGTATTACAAGAAGTAGATGATCTTACAGAAGGTTTAAACGATACTGTAAAGGCAATTGCAGAAGAAATGCAGATTAAGCCAGCAGTACTTAAGAAAGCAGTGCGTACAGCATACAAGTCAGACTTTGCTAAACATAGCGAAGATTTAGCATCTCTAGAAAACATCCTAGCAACGGTCGGCAAACTTCAGTGAACCAAAACAAACCTTACCAGCCCCTGGCATGGTTAGGAACTGCTGCAATATTATGCGGATCAGTTCTTGCAGCCTTTAACGTTTTTCCTGTATACTTATATGTATTCCTTGTAGCAAATGCTATATGGGCTACAGTAGGTTGGTTGTGGCGTGAGTACAGTTTAGTTGTACTCAACGCCGGAATAACAGTAGTTTATCTTGCAGGATTGTTTTTTAAATAATTGTATAGGATTGTAAATGTACGTTGACGCTTATTTTGATAGAGAACATGACAGGATCAATGTTGTAGAACGTGTAAACGGCAGGAGAGAATATCGTGAATTTCCTGTCAACTACATCTTTTATTACAACGATCCACGTGGCAAGCATCAGACTATCTATGGCAACAGAGTAAGCAGATTTAGTACCAGAAACGGTAAAGAGTTCCAGAAGGAACTTAAAATACACGGCAATCATGGCCTTTGGGAAAGTGATATCAATCCAGTATTTCGTTGTTTAGCAGAGAACTATCTGGGCGTTGATGCTCCTAAACTACAAACAGCGTTTTTTGATATTGAGGTTGACTTTGACCCAGAACGTGGCTACAGTTCGCCGGATGATCCGTTTAACGCAATTACAGCAATTACAGTGTACATGGACTGGCTAGGACAACTAGTCACACTTGCTATTCCTCCCAAGAGCATGAGTATGGAAACTGCAAAGGAAACTGTTGCAGAGTTTGATAACATGTTCTTGTTTGATAGAGAAGATAGGCTGCTAGAAGCATTCCTGGATCTCATAGAGGATGCGGATATCCTAAGTGGTTGGAACAGTGAGGGTTATGATATTCCCTACACAGTAAATCGTATCACTAGAGTACTGAGCAAGGACGATACTAGGCGTTTTTGTTTATGGGGTCAACTGCCCAAGCAACGCACATTTGAGCGTTTTGGCAAAGAAGATAGTACATACGATATTATCGGCAGACAGCACTTGGATTACATGCAGTTGTATCGCAAGTACACCTATCATGAAATGCACAGTTACAGTTTGGATGCCATTGGCGAGTATGAACTTAATGAGCGTAAGGTTGCATATGAGGGCACACTGGACCAACTATACAACCAGGACTTTTACACATTTATTGACTATAACAGACAGGACACTATGCTCCTGTACAAACTGGATCAAAAGTTAAAGTTTATTGATCTAGCAAACGAACTTGCTCATGCAAACACAGTGCTACTACCTACTACAATGGGCGCGGTTGCTGTTACAGAACAAGCAATTATTAACCACGCTCATGAGCAAGGGCTTGTTGTGCCCAACAAGAAAAAGCCAGACGAAGAACATAACAAAGCAGCAGGTGCGTATGTTGCAAAGCCCAAAGTAGGACTACATGACTGGATAGGCAGTATTGACTTGAACAGTCTGTATCCTAGTGTTATTAGGGCACTAAACATGGCACCAGAAACCATTGTAGGACAACTGCGCCCTATCATAACTAACCAAGCCATACAAACAATCTTATCCCAGAAGGGCACATTTAGTGATGCTTGGGACGGCGAGTTTGGTAGCAAAGAATACCAAGCAGTTATGAACATGGAGGTGGGCACTGAAATTACTATTGACTGGGAAAGTGGTGACAGTGACACACTTAGCGCAGCAGATGTATGGCGTCTAGTTTTTGATAGTAACAACCCCTGGATACTAAGCGCAAACGGTACTATCCTAACCTATGAAAAGAAGGGCATTGTTCCTGGATTGCTTGAACGCTGGTACGCAGAGCGTAAAGAACTACAAGCAAAGATGCGCGGTGCTGAAGGTGAAGAACGAGCGTTCTGGGACAAGCGACAACTTGTTAAGAAGATTAACTTGAACAGTTTGTATGGTGCTATCCTTAATCCATACTGCCGCTTCTTTGACCATCGCATTGGACAGTCCACTACACTTACTGGCAGATGTATTGCCAAGCACATGAGTGCACAGGTAAACAAACTGCTAACTGACAAGTATGATCACTTGGGTGATTGTGTTATATATGGTGACACAGATAGTGTGTACTTTAGTGCTTGGCCAGTTATTAAAGAGCAAGTAGACGCTGGTAAGATGAAGTGGGGAAAGGATGAATGCATCGCACTCTATGACCAACTTGGTGAAGCAGTAAACGAAACCTTTGCTGGTTTTATGGAACGGGCATTCCATTGTCCAAGAAGCTATGGCGAGATTGTTGCAGCAGCAAGAGAAATTGTAGCACTTAAAGGTTTGTTTATTACAAAGAAGCGTTATGCTGCACTTGTAATTGATACTGAAGGTTACCGCAGTGATACAGATGGCAAGCCCGGTAAAGTAAAAGCAATGGGATTGGATCTCAAGCGCAGCGACACACCCAAATACATGCAGGACTTTTTAAGTGAACTGCTACTGGATGTGCTTACAGGTAAAGATAGCGAACATGTCGTAGAGCGTATTAAAGACTTCAAGTATCAGTTCAAGGACAAGCCAGGCTGGGAAAAGGGTACACCCAAGCGTGTAAACAACCTAACTATGTACACTGCACGAGAACGAGCAGAGGGCAAGGCTAATATGCCCGGGCATGTTAGAGCAGCAATGAACTGGAACTACTTACGGGCACTACACAATGATAACTACAGTCAACAAATTGTTGATGGAATGAAGACCATTGTATGCAAACTTAAAGACAATCCACTGGGCTACACAAGCGTGGGCTATCCCACAGACGAAACCACACTTCCTAAATGGTTCAAGGAACTGCCCTTTGATGATGGCGCAATGGAAGATGCTATCGTGGACCAGAAGATCGATAACCTTCTCAGTGAACTAAACTGGAATCTTAAAGAAAAGACACAAACTAAAAATACTTTTGACAGTTTATTCTCATTTGAGTAATATGCGTATATAAATATATGCATGAGCCGGCTTCTTAAAAATCATAGTTTACTAGACGAATATAAAAGAAGAATTGCGCTGTTGCCTGTTGATATTACCGGGCAATTGGAAATTATTGAACAAACTATCAAGTCTCAGTTACCAAGGTGGAAAAATACTGATAAGCATAATGCTATACTTCAAAGAGTGCAAGAGTTAGCAACTGCTCAGAATAATTTAAATTCTGCAATCCAAGATTTAACTCAAGAAATCCATAATCTTTTAGTTGGAAAAGAAAAAAGAATAATTCAAAGAGACTATCAAAGAGTAGAAAAGCAGGTTGTTGAAGATGAAGACTTCATAATACGAAATAGTTGGCTTACTAACGAAATTAAAGATAAGTTAATGGGTTATATACATAACCATAGTGCTATTTGGCAACATGGTAGTTTGGAAATCAATCCAGGCGATGGATATTTTAGCACTATAATGAATGCAGCAGATCCCCAATACTGTATAGTTGCTAATAAACAAGTAGAACAAGTAATAAAAAGTAAATTTAATGAGTTTTACAGCAATAGACGATTAAGATGCTATACCGATGTAGCACAGTTACCAGATAATGGTATAGGATTTTCTACATGTATAAATTTGTATGAGTATTTGCCTGTGGACAATATAAAAGATATTAGTATGGCTACTTTTAATAAATTAAAGCCAGGTGGCAAATTTTTAATTACCTATAACGACTGCGAGCAGCGTTACAGTTTAGAAATGCTTGGCAACGATGCAAGATGTTTGGCTACCAAAAGTTTAATAGAAGGTTTACACTATGGCATAGGATATGACATATTAGAAGCAGGCAACACAAACGATGGTGTCTGGAGTTATATGTTATTACAAAAGCCAGGAACACTTACAAGCCAAAAAATGAATGCTCCTGCTATAGAATTTGTTGAAGAAAAAGTTTGACTCAACCCCTTTAACCAAGTATAATAATCATATTATAAGCAAAGGATTTATCTATGAAAGATTATCTATTAGATATTGTTAAGCATACACATAGTTTGGGTATTATTGATCTAGTAAAGATTACCGGAGACGATTCAAAGACAAGTATTGAAGGACTTGCAGAAGACCGTAGTGTAATTTTACAGGGCGAGTTCCATACGCCAGTTGCTGATTTTATTGGCACATTTGGTATGCCCAACCTAGACAAACTGGGCATTATACTACGCATTCCTGAATATGCAGATGATGCAAAGATTACTATCAATACGCAAGAGCGTAACGGCGAAACAGTACCAGTAGGTGTTCATTTTGAGAACAAGGCTGGTGACTTCCAGAACACATACAGATTTATGAGCAGCGACATTGTAAACGATAAGCTCAAAAGTGTTACAATGAAACCGGTAAATTGGGGTGTAAATTTCCAACCCAGCATCGCAGGCATCCAACGCCTTAAGATGATGATTAGTGCTAACAGTGAGCAAAGCGTGTTCACTGCAAGAACAACTGGCAAAGATTTAACATTTGCATTTGGCGATGCTAGCACCCATGCTGGTGAGTTTGTGTTCCAACCTGATGTTGGTGGCAGCCTTAGCAAAGCCTGGAGTTGGCCAGTGGATAGCATTAGCAAGATTCTAAGCCTAAGTGGCGACATCAGCTACAAGATAAGCGATGATGGCGTTAGCCAGATTACAGTTGATAGTGGTCTTGGTGTTTACAACTACCTACTTCCTGCTCAGACCAAGTAATGCATTTTGATGTAAAACTACTACCGGTGTTAATTAATCCAGAACTAAATTGTATCTGGATTAATATACCCAAAAATGCTAGTAGTTTTATGCAAAAGATGTTACAGGATAATGGTTGGCGAGAACCAGATTCTAGTATTACTTCAAGTCTACTAAACAGTAATATCCGTAAATTTGCAATTTTACGCAATCCTGTAAAGAGATGGATCAGTGGATTTGCTGAGTGTTTTATGGATATGCCAGAGATGGTAAACATGTTAGATAATCCCGCATTCATAGAGGTTGTCCAGCGTTCACCAGTGTTTGATAATCATACTGAATTGCAGTGTACATTCATTCCTGATAGTAGGAATCTAGAGTACATTTTTATGGATAGTGATAGGCAACCTCAAGTCTTTTTTTCTACAGTAGACACATGGTTTAAAAATAATGGATACCAAAGTGATTGTCATTTCTGGCGAGATCCTGTCAATCCCAGTAGTAATGATCCGGTTAAAAAAGAAATAAACCGTATACTACAAAACATGCATCAAAACAAACATTCATTATTTGATAGTTTGGATACCTTTTACCAATCTGATTATAACTTAATGAATGCTAGTAAGAGAATAAATTACGAATTATAGAAAGTGTAACAATGGAAATTAAAGATCGTATTGCTATACTAGAAGAACAACATAGTAGATTAGCAACAGCCTGCGAAGAGTTAGAAAAATCAAGACAATCTGATCGCAGAGAAGAAACAAAATTAAAGTTGTTAGATTTAAAGAAAAAGAAACTATCAGTCAAGGATGAGATAGCAGTTCTAAGAGGCAGTAATGGCTGAAAGGTATTTTAGAGTTTACTTGTGGGGCTATGGTGGCGAACAGGTAGTAGGCTCAATTACTAAAGAGCAGTATGAATTTTGGAAGGATATTGATGAAGAATATCTAATCTCTCATGCTTTTTGGGATCCTTGGGATGCTGGCGATGATAATCCTGTATATGATGACACTGATCCAAGGTGGCTAGGTCAGTGGTATGAACTAGATGACATCTTACATGAAAATGGTGTTAATGTTTCTACAGCACAGGTAACAATTGATGAATTGGAAGACGATGACTATGGTAGCAGAATCATTGACACTGTTATAGCCAACATGGATTGGCAGCGGTTTGTTGATGAGTACTATATACAACTTCCAGAGCCCGACAATCAAGAAGACGCAATCTACGACGCTGAGTATACTTTTCACGGCACAAGCGTAGAAAAGGGCTGTTTTGGTGAATATTATATAAAAACTGATGGTGAAGATCTAAATATTAGTAAACTAGGTTTTTCCTTGACAATGACGCCAAATGAGGATATAATATTACAATTAACTGATTATGCAGGACAAGAGGTTGACAATGTTGGTGGTGATTCCAACGGAAAAGGTTATTATGCTAATGTTTACTCAAGGGACGAAGATTAATGGCTGAAAGAGAAACCAACGACCAATATATGTTGCGTATGTTGCGTGAAGAGGGTTTAAAGCAACGACTACGCACATCTAAAAAAATGATTTGGGTTACATTTCAAAAGGAAGGTATACACAAGTATCCTGCTGCACTGGAAGATCCTAAACTAGCAACCGGTGACGAATATGATGTAAGTTTCCTGGGTTATCCACACCGTCATATATTCCACTTCAAAGTTGCTATTGAAGTATTCCATGATGATAGAGATATTGAATTTATTCAGTTTAAAAGGTGGTTGACAAAATTATATGATCAGCGTACACTAGAACTTGATTATAAGTCATGCGAAATGATTAGTGATGACTTATATTTGCAGATACAGGAACGTTATCCTGGCCGTAATGTTGAAATTGAAGTTAGTGAAGACGGCGAAAACGGTAGTATAACTTTTTATAACAAGGACTAAAATTAAAATGAAACCACAAGTTTCAAAAGTATTTGACGATTTAGACGATTTCCTACGTTTTTGTAAGACGTTTGGACACCCTTATAACGAGGCTGACCTATACAACAACGATAGCGAAATATATCAGCAGTACCGTATGCTTAAAGAAGGCAAACGCATAAGTAATAATTGGATGCGTGATGCAAAGATTCATGGACACAGGATCTTTGGTAACCGTTAATGTCGGATCCAAGTCTTAAGTTTCCCAATGCAATTACAGTAAACGCCTCCAACTACACCGACAGGAAAAATCATCTTCCTGGCGAAGGTGGTGCTCTTAATGCTGGCTATACGCCCGTAGATGCATTATGTATGGTTAGCAATTTACTTGGCAGTCATGGTCTACGATATAATGTAGATTGGTGGTGGGATGGATTTGGTTACGGTGATTATACCATTAATGGTCCATCTTACACACTAAATTTAATGTTTGCTAAAGAAGAGCATCGTTTACTACTTGATTTGGGACTTAAGAATGCAGGTTAGTTTTATAGGGTTGGGCAAACTTGGTTTGCCATGTGCAGAGGAAATAGCAAAAAAAGGACACACTGTTCTGGGTTACGATGTAGCACCGGTAACAAGCGAACTTGTAGACATCAAAGACACATTAGCGGAAGCAATAAAGTTTTCTAAGATTGTTTTTGTTGCTGTTCCTACTCCACACGAAGCCAATTATGATGGCCGTGTACCAACGGCACATTTAGAACCCAAAGACTTCAACTACGACATTGTAAAACAAGTATTGCGTGAGTGTAATGAACTCATGTACTCTGCACAAATGATTGTGTTAATTTCTACAGTGCTTCCTGGCACAGTGCGTAGAGAATTCGTTCCATTAATTACAAATACACGTTTTGCGTACAACCCATATCTGATCGCAATGGGCAGCGTTGCCTGGGATTTTTTAAATCCTGAGATGGTTATGATTGGCACAGAGGGTGGCGATACTACATGGGATGCACAACTACTAGTAGACTTCTACAAAACAGTTATTGATAATGATCCACGCTTTGTAGTTGGTACTTGGGACGAATGCGAATGTATCAAAGTGTTTTACAACACATTTATCAGTACCAAAATTGGACTGGCAAATATGATACAGGATGTTGCAGTAAGGCAGGGCAATATCAATGTTGATGTGGTTACCCAGGCACTAGCAGAGTCAACTAAACGAATCATGGGCCCGCAGTATATGACTGCAGGAATGGGTGATGGTGGTGCTTGCCATCCACGGGACAATATTGCCCTGCGCTACATGGCACAAGAACTAGATCTAGGTTATGATTTGTTTGATGCTATAATGAATGCAAGAGAAAAGCAAGCACACAACCTTGCAAAACATTTAGTGGATTTAGCAAACGAAAATGAGATGGAAATCTATATACACGGCAAAGCATACAAGCCAGGTGTAGAATACATTGACGGAAGTTATAGTTTATTAATTGGACATTATGTACAAGAAATGGGCAAAAGTGTAACATACATTGATCCATTGACTGGTGATAATAACGAACCCAAGCAACCTTGTGTAGTATTGTTAGCCCATAGTGCAAGTACAACATACAAATATATGCACCAGGAAAGCAATACAGATAAATTATATTGTGTGATACCCATGGGAAGCATAGTCGTAGACCCATGGCGCAAGTTCCAAAGTCACGCAAGCAAGGTAATACATTATGGCAATACGCGAGTCTAAGTGGCACATAGGCTATATAGATCCCTTTTGGGATAATGCACATCATATTTTAGATTATGAGTCTGAAACGTTTAACAATTCAGACGACATTATAAGTTGGATGGAAAAAGGGTATACTGCACCGTATGTAGGTGATTTATGCGACATGCGTAAACTACAAACATGGTATGCTACAGACTTAACACAAATTTTTACAAACATCTATGGCATTCAGGATGTTGGTACAAGTTTCTACAGAATGAGAACAGGCGTAGTTCTACCCCCACACCGCGATACCTACAAAAAATATCGTGAATTGTTTAATGTAGAATTACATGAAATCCAACGTATCGTAGTTTTCCTTGAAGATTGGCAATCCGGACATTACTTTGAAATAGAAGGCAAGCCGATTGTAAGTTGGAAACGAGGCGATTACATATGGTGGCGTGGTGACGCAGAACATATGGCCGCTAATATTGGCGATCGTGACAGATACACTTTACAAATAACAGGACACGATGGATTACAACGTTTTAAATGATTTCGAACAGGTGCTTAGTGATTATACTGGAGCACCCTATGTTGTATTAACAGACAGTTGCACTCATGCTATTGAACTTTGTTTAAGACTTAAAAAGTGGCAGGGTCCAGTCATACTCCCTAAACGCACTTACATAAGTGTTCCTATGACCATGCACAAGTTAGGGTTGCCTATTTACTGGGACGATGAACTTGAATGGCAGCATGAATATAGAATTGCTCCTACAAACATCTGGGATAGTGCTAGAGCATTTGATAAAAACATGTATGTTCGGGGTCGTATGCAATGTTTGAGTTTTGGCTTTGATAAGCGTCTTAATATCGGACATGGCGGTGCAATACTATTAGACAGCAGAGGCGATCACCATATCCTAAAACGCATGGCTTACGATGGAAGAGATTTAAGTATTAGTCCCTGGGAAAAACAAGGCGGATGGTACTTAGGGTTTCATTATAATATGCGATTAGAAGACGCCGCAAAGGGTATTGAAATGATGCAGAAGCCCGAGCATTTACCCAGTTTAGCCAGCCAAATTAAAACATATCCAGATTGCAGTAAAATTTCAGTTAATATTGACTAATCGTCTAAATAATCTTATCATTAGATATTAAGAAGGTAAAGATATGGCAACCAGAGTTAATCTAAGCGAAAAGAATTATGACTACGCAGTGTTTACTCCTGCACTTAGCGGCTTTTATCAGAGTTATGTAAGCAAACAACAACAAGACCCCAATCATGTAGAACAGTCTCGTATACCTGCAAAGTTTGAAAATGGTATAGAAGGACTTAACTTTCTCAATCCAGAGCAGGGCTACTTTACATACAATCATGTACTCTACAGTGCTGGGCATGCTGAACTAGACATGGCTAAAGCAGTGGATCGTGAAAGCATGATCCATAAGCGTGACAGAGACAATACAGTGCTTATTGGTGACAGTGGCGGATTCCAGATCAGCAAAGGCGTTTGGCAAGGCAACTGGCTAGAGCCTGAAGGGCAATGTGCTGCTACAGACAAACAGCGTGGTACAGTTTTAAACTGGTTGGAAAATACAGCAGACTACAGTATGGTACTGGATATTCCTACAAATGGTTTAAACTTTGTTGACGAAAAAACTGGTAAGCCACGCTGTGGTTTGAATGACTACGCAGAGTTCCGCGACGCTACCAAGGCAAACAATAACTACTTCTTTAAACATAGACAGGGCAAAACAAAGTTCCTAAATGTTCTGCAGGGCAGCACATACGAGCAAGCAGATGATTGGTTTGACAATGTATGCTTGCCTATTGTAAATGAAACAAGTGGCTGGGCATTTGGTGGTGTACAAAAAACAAACCTTAACCACAGTTTAAGAAGGTTGCTATATCTCAAAGAACTTGGATTGCTACAAAAAGCAGAATGGATTCACTTCCTAGGTACAGGTAGACTTGATCAGGGTGTGATGTATACTGCAATGCAACGGGCTATTAGGAAGTCTATAAATCCAGACCTTACAATAAGCATGGATTGTGCAAGTCCATTTATTGCTACAGCAAACGGCCAAGTGTACACTGACAATACATTTAATAACAAGCGTATTGGTTACAACATGGTACACATGGTAGACGAAAAGGATCCCGCACACAAAGAAGCACCCTGGCCCTGGGACGACAGTCCTATTGGTGCTAGACTTACCTGGCGTGATGTTAACTGGTATGATCCAGGCGACTTAAACAAGATTGGTAAGGAAGGCAAAACCAGTTGGGATAGTTTTGCATACTGTTTAATGATGGGACATAACATCTACAAGCATATTGACTCAGTGCAAATGGCTAACCGTCTAATGGCACGACCCATTGGTATGAATGAATGGATACCTGATCAATATCTACAGTTCCAGGAGCTCTGTGTAGACTTGTTTGCTAGAGATTACAACAAGAGCATGGCTGCTATTGATGCAGAACTTGACAAGCATGAAGGTTTGATTAGTAAACTAAGCCGTATTAAAAATCTTAAAAACACAAACGCATTTGACAGTTTGTTTAGTTTTGATGTTCCCACAACCAACACTGATATAGACAGTAGCCAGGAAGAGGATGATGCTAGATGAGCACCATTTATATTATATGTCTGGAACCAATTGACCAGAGATATACTAAACAGTGGTATACAAACATTCCCAATATACTGGAACAGCGTATTCAGGAACAGGGCTTAGATTATCAGGTAGTTACTATTGAAGGTGAGACTGTGCCTGACAACACAACAGCAGGTGCGTTCCTGGACTTTGGTGCTACAAATGTTTATAAAGCAAGCCAGACTGTAACTGTTAGCAAGATGTTCAGTGCAGGAGAAATTAAGCCTGGCGACAAGTTTTTGGTTACTGATGCCTGGAACTTTATTATTACACCTATCAAATACATGAGCGATTTGCTGGACATTCCAGTAGAAATACACAGTATCTGGCATGCTGGCGCATATGATCCTAGCGACATACTGGGCTACAAAATGAACAAGCCCTGGCCCTGGGAAGCAGAGCGCAGTTGGTATCACAGTAGCGATTACAACTATTACGCCAGTGAGAACCATCGCAGGATGTTCCTCAACAACTTAAACATTCCAGAAGAGTATCATTATAAAGCAGTGCGTAGTGGACAGCCACACGAACTGATAATTGCAGATCTTGTTAAACATCAAAGCACGCCTAAACAAAATCGTGTTATGTGGCCGCACAGATACAATGCTGACAAGCAGCCAGAGATAGCAGAAGACTTGAGCACTGATTTTGACATGGTAATCACACAAAAAATGAACTTGAGTAAACCTGATTACTATGCTACAATGGGTACAAGTAAACTTATTTTTAGTTGTGCATTGCATGAAAATCTTGGCATCAGTGTCATGGAAGCGGTGCTGACTGGAGCAATACCTGTTGTGCCGGATCGTTGCAGTTACAGTGAAATGTATTTGGATGAATTTAAATATCCCAGTGAATGGACTATCAATCAGGAGAGTTACGAAAAGAACAAACATAGAGTAGTTGAGTTTATACAAGACAAACTGGACAACTATTCTAACTATCATAACCTAATTCGTGAGCAACAGAGTATTCTTGTCCAAGATTATTTGAGCTGTGACGTTATGATGGACAGACTATTAAACACGGAAGTTCAGTGATGAAATTAGCTGTCTGTGGTGATTCTTGGGCTAGTATAGATAATAATGACCCATCATCTAGTTTTTCAGAGATACTGTGTAAAGATCATGGCTGGGATTTATATAACTTAGCTCGCCCAGGAGCAAGTAATTTTGCAATTTGTTTGCAAATAGATCAGGCAGTTAAACTTGATGCAGATTTTGTAATAATAAGCACAACTACTCCTGGACGTATTGAAGTTCCTTTAAAAGGAAAAACATATGTAAAGGAACTAATAGGCAAGAATATACATTATCCAGACACTAGGCAACCTGCAATATCAGACATAGGCAAAGAAATGATGAAAGATCCTACTATTGCTGTAGATGTACTTGGTAATTTTGAGACTATATGGAATGAGGACTATAAAAAAGTTTTGCCAGAGACTTTCCTAGATACTTTAAAATCTTATGTTGTGGATATGTTTGACCAGAATATAAAATTACAATATGATACATGGATTATGAGCGATGCATGTCGTAGGTTATTGGATAAGAAAGTTCCCTTTTTAATAATAATTGATTACTTATATAATGGCTACAGTGTAGGTGATCCTTATCATGATTTTGAAGTAGATTTAAATTGGATACCGGCGAAATATTTAATACACTATGACGATTTCGCATGGCATAGGGAAACTGTTGTTGACAATAAACACTATTACCATTATAGTTCGTCTAGTGCCCAAAAAATAGCAGATTACATATTTGCAAGAATAAACAAAGTAAAGGAACTTAGTGCATGAGAAATACTTCCGAAAAAATTATAGAACGAATAAAACAAAAAAATGGACGCTACTGGGCTGGCGACAACATAAGCCAATATCTAGAACCAGGTGACAAAGAAGCACTTATTGACGAACTTACTGGTAAGTTTGAAAGTGTTATAGATAGTTTGGTTATCGATCGTTATACAGATCCAAATAGTCGTGATACTGGCAGACGTTTGGCCAAGATGTACATTAAAGAGATAATGAGCGGCCGGTATAATCCTAAACCCAAAGCAACTGCTTTTCCTAATCATACTGATGAACCATATGATGGCATGCTGGTTGTGCGTAGTGAACTTAAAAGCATGTGCAGCCATCATCATCAACCAGTTGCAGGTGTCGCTTATATAGGTATTATTGCCGCAGATAAACTTATTGGTTTGAGCAAGTATACACGCATAGCGCAATGGTGTGCAAGGCGTGGTACACTACAAGAAGAACTTGCCATGGATATTGCAAGAGAAATTATGAATGCCACTGGCAGCAAGAACGTCGGCGTATATATACAAGCGACGCATGGCTGTTGTGAGAACCGTGGTATCATGGCACACAGTAGTCTAACACAAACTACAGTTTTGCGTGGCAGTTTCCATAATGATCCTGCTTGCAAGAAAGAGTTTATGGACAATATTAAATTGCAACAGGAATTTGCACCAAGATGAAATTACTATTAACTGGCAGCAGTGGGTTTATAGGTCAGGCCATAACGCCTAGACTTGAAAAAGAATACGAATTACATCATTTGCAAAGTGATTTATTAAATCATGCTGATGTAAAAGCAGAAGTTGCAAATGTAAATCCAGACCTTATTGTACATTTGGCTGCTAGGACCGAAGTAGAAAAGAGTTTTTACGAGCAAATAAGTTTTAGTGAAGTCAATTATATTGGCACACTAAACCTTATAGAAAGTGCTAAAACACTAAAAAATCTTAAAAACTTCGTATTTGCTAGTACAATGGAAGTTTACGGATGGCAGCCTATTAGTGATGAAATCGAACACACTGGAACATATAAAACTAGAGTAGCATTTGACGAGAATACTATACCTAACCCAAACGCTCCTTATGCAGTAGCAAAGTATGGATGTGAAAAGTATTTAGAGTACGCACATCGTTGTTTAAATTTGCCATTTACTGCTATAAGGCAAACTAATGCATATGGCAGACACGACAACGATTTCTTTGTTACAGAAGCAATTATTAGTCGCATGTTAAAAAATCCACACGAAATTGACATGGGTTACGCTAAACCTTGGCGTAATTTTATCTATGTTGACGATCTTATAGAAGCATGGATGACAGTCATTACAAATCCAGAAAAAGTTAACACAGGTAAAATTTTTACTATTGGTCCAGATAACGCACTTAGTATAGAAGACTATGTAAATATAATTGGAAAAAAACTTAATTGGCATGGTCAAATAAACTGGAATAAGCGTCCTACCAGAGATGGAGAGATTTATTGGCTAAACAGTAATCATGATCTAATTACAAAAGTGTTAGGTTGGCAACCTAAAGTGTCAATAGACGAGGGATTGGATAAAACTATAGAAATATGGAAAATCAAACTAAGTTAAATGTTTATCTTTTCCAACCTCAATATGCAGTTGAAAGAAGAAAAGAAAACACTTATTGGTTGCCATACAGTGCAGGTTGTTTATGGACTTATGCTAACACGTTTCCTGAAGTACAGGAAAGGTACCAGTTAGCAGAGCTTGGTTTCAAGCGAGAAGATCCTCGTAACATTATTGAACGTATGAAAAAACAGCCGCCTGCTGTTTGCGGGTTTAGCTGTTATGTATGGAACGAAAAGTATTGTTTAAGCCTTGCCCAATTAGTAAAGCAAAACTTTCCAGATGTAAAAATAGTTTTTGGCGGCGCTCAAGCAAGCAATAGATTACTTGATTATCCATTTATAGACAGTGTTATCATTGCAGAAGGTGAAGAAAGTTTTGTTGACTTTTTAACTGCTGAAACTCCTAAACAGACATACAACAGACAGAGACTTACAAATTTAGAAATTCCCAGTCCCTATCTAACAGGTATATTCGATAAACTTATAGCAGAAAATCCTAACGCACTTTGGAGTATGACATTTGAAACTAATAGGGGGTGTCCATACTCTTGTACATTTTGCGACTGGGGCGGAGTTACATACAGCAAGGTTAGACGATTAGAGTTAGACCGGATTACTAAAGATTTAGAGTGGGCAATAGGCAAGCCTATAAGTTACATTATCTGTGCAGATGCTAACTTTGGAATATTTAAAGAACGAGATTTAGAAATTGCACGTATACTAAGAAGAGTAGCTGATAGCAGTGGAGTAGAGGCTATAAATCTACAGTATGCTAAAAACAGCACAGAAATAGTTTTTCAGATAGCACAAATTATAGGAGAATATAGCAAAGGCGTTACAGTAAGTGTTCAAAGCATGCATGATGTTACCTTGGAAGCAATAAAAAGGAAAAACATGGATGTAAACAAAATTGGAAATCTAATGGAACTCAGCAAGCAATACAATGTGGGCACCTACACTGAAGTAATACTTGGTTTGCCTGAGGAAACATTGAATAGTTGGTGTGAAGGTTTATGCAAATTACTAGAACTTGGCCAACATAACAGCATAGACATGTGGTTTGCCCAGTTACTAGAACGTAGCGAAATGGCTTCTCCTACTAGTATAGAAAAATATAAAATTTCCCGAATTTCCAGTTCAGACTATTTTGCACTCTATAATAGCAATGACTATAAAGATATACAAGAGGAAATAGAACTTGTCAATGGCACCAGTACTATGTCTCTAGAAGATATTGTGACTGGATACATGTACGGTTGGCTAATTATACAGTGGCACATAAGTGGCTACAGTCAACAAGTTGCAAAGACTGTAAGATATCAAAATGTTTCCTATAAAAAATATTACGATACATTGTTTAACATGGTACAGCAACATAAGATTTTTGGCAACCACTTCAAAGAACTCAAAAGCCTTGTAACAACATATCTTAAACAAGGCAAGTTAGACATAGACGAAACTAAAAGTCATGGCCATAATATGCATTCTTTTAGTTATGAGTTTCTGTATAATAATAAACAAGCTGCCTACGACTTAGCAATAGAATGTGGAGAGCATTTTATTAATTTAACAGAATCTGATAAATTTACACAAAAACATTTTTTGTTTGACAAAGATACTAAGTATCCATTATATTGTAAAGACATTGTAATTAACCCACAACTACAAGACACCACAGATTTTGACTTTTATGCGCTTAGAAGAAAAAATCTTTTAAAAAATAATATTACCAAAAAGGAGATAACCAATGCCCATGCCAGAACGCATTACAGTACCAGCAGGTAGAGACCCAAGTCGTAATCATTTTTATGCTAGCCTAGTAAAAAGCATTGTGCGTTTAGGCGCATGTGCTGCACTGTTTACAGGCAATTTAGGTACAGCAGCAATCATGTTTGCAACTGCTGAAGTTATTGGCATTGCAGAAGAATTGGTATGATTTTCCTTTTTGATGTAGACAATACAATAACCCCATATAGGGAACATATGACTCCTGAAATGGCTGAAACACTGCTACAGTTACCCAACTTTAGTTTTGTTACAGGTAGTGATACACAAAAGACTATAGAGCAAGTAGGTTTGGATATCTTTAATCAAGCAGACTATAGTTTTAACTGTATAGCAAATGATGTATACAAAAAAGGCAAACCTTTTTATCGCAATAATTGGAAACCAAGTCGCCAATTCCATGCATTCCTAAATCAACTAGTAGACCTGAGTCCATACCCACACAACTATGAAAAAAATATAGAAGTTAGAACAGGTATGGTAAATTTTAGTACTGTTGGCCGCGGAGCAGTAGGACAACAACGCAAAGACTACTATGAATGGGATTGTGAACATCGCGAAAGAGAGCAGCTATGCCAATTAGTAGAAAGACAATATCCTGATCTTACCGCTGTTATAGGTGGCGAGACAGGAATAGACATTTATCCCAAGGGCGCAGACAAGTCTCAATGCCTAAAACATTTTGCTGGGATGCCCGTACATTTCTTTGGTGATGCATGCCAGCCTGGCGGCAATGATTATTGTATAGCGCATGCTTTGAGTGGTAGAAGTGATTGTATTGTAAGTCATGTCAAGGATTGGACAGAAACATGGGAAATACTCCAAAAATATACGAATCCCCAGACGGCGGCCTAACTGTCTATGAACGAGACTTGGGTGCAGATCCTAGCACAAGAACTCCAGTGAAACAAATTTTTAAAACACACCCACATCCCCTAGCAGCAACTTGGCAAAGGATAGAACTTATTGAAAAATATCCAGAACTTAAAGCCAAGTGGGAAGAGTACATAGAACTAGAACAACATTACATAGCATGGGATATTCTTTCTAAGAAAAACGATTAATGACTGATACTTTATTAATCACAATTGGCGAAAGTTGGACATGGGGTGAAAGTCTTGAAGAAAAAGGCTTAGATAGATTAAAAACTATATTCGGCTATCATTTGTCAAACATGTTAAATGCACAATGGCAAAATATAGCATTGAGCGGTGCTAGCAATGCGTGGATTGCTAAACAATATAATGATTGTATTAATAAAACCTACGATTACAAAAACGTTATAATAGTTTGCACTCTAACAGAAGTAGGAAGAGATTTTAATGTTCCTGAATTTGACAACAATAGAAACTATTTTGCTGACTTAGAAGTAACAGAAACTTTACAAGATGTGCAAAATTTACAAAGCAAATGGGTAGAAACACAATTTGCAAAGTTTAAATATACTTCCCTTTTCGCAACTAATTTTGTAGATAGTAACTATCCTAATTTGCCAACATTGGATAAATCATGGATAGATTTAATAGGTGAACATATAGGAATTAAACCTCCAACTAACACATATACGGTAAACAGTTGGGCATTTGACAAACTATTAACAGCAACAAACTTTAAAAATTATGATTACGAAGTTTGGATTAAATCTGTATTACAAGAATTTAAAAAAGCAGAAGCATTAACAGAATGGTTAATTAACAGCCCACTAAATTTTAAAGTTGGTAGTAAACATCCTACGCCCGAAGCACATTACTTATGGGCTGAATACCTATACAATCAGATACAAAAACGGTTGACTAATTTCTAACATATGTTAATATTACTGTTAGAAAGGTGTGATATTCTATGAAAAAGTCGTTCTTCTTTGCGCTATTAGCGTCTATGTTGATCTTATCTGCTTGCCAAGGCGGCGGTGGTGATGCTATAAAGAAAAGGTTGGATCCACCACCAGAAGAACCAGTAAAACCTACACCACCTACTAATCCTAAACCACCGACTGATCCTCTTCCTCCATCAGTTTCTCCTTTAGCAGAAATTAGCGATGCGTTAAAGGAGTTGAAAGATAAAATAGAAGAGACAACTACTTCAGCAACTGTTCAGGCTATACTCAATCCTGATGATGAAGACCGACAGGATGCCAGGGAATTTGTTGTTATAATAGATAATGTATTGAACGAATGGAATACATACAAAAGAAGAATAGATGGCAATTTACTTTTAGCAAAAATGAACTCTTCTGAATGGCGCGAAGCAGAGGCAGTAATAAAAATTATTAGCGACTTACGGCCCAAATTTGACAATGTAGCAAATGGCGGAAGATATGACACAGATGACTTTGAATTTTTGCTTACTGACGCAGCACTTGAACAAAGGATAGAACAGGAAAAAGCACAGATTCCAGTAATAGATAGGGGTTCATCTACAGTTAGTTCAGTGGAGATAAGCAATGTTTCCGATGACATTGTTGAAACTTTGCCTGATATTATAGAAGATATTAACCTTGTGCGTAGCGGAGGTACCAGTATTAACGATCTAATACGCAAACATACATTTACTAGAGTTATAAAAGAACACAAAAGGTCAATACATAGAACAACTATTACTACTCAAAATGTTACAACTATCAACTACACTGATGGCTCACCTCCTACTATAATTGTTTCTACACCAAGATCAGTGACCAATGAAACATCAACTGGCATAGTTACTGAAAAATCAAGAGAGGATATCGAGGAAGTAGTACCTTATACTACAAGACAGGAAGATACAGTAGTAACTGTAAGACAAGGCCGGCCTGAAGTTGTTGTAGAAAATACTGACCGTGTAGAAACTACTACAAATCCTGATGGTAGTATACTAAACACTACTATAAGGCGATCAGTTACCACTACAACTACGCCGGTTATCACTGAAACTATTAACCCTAACATTACTGTATATGAGTATACAGATGGTCATAGGTTTAGTCATAACGATGGTGATATGGATATCTCAAGAAGTATAGAAAATATAGTTGATGTTGTTACTAATGAAACTATAGTACAAACTACAACTGAACATATAGTAGCATCAGAAACTACAACTAATGAAGTTGTAACACAAGTAACTGAATCTGATCCTGTATTTGCAACTACATATGAAGACAGGACTACAACCTCTACTTCTAACAATATTGAAACAACTACAGTTACAAGGTATTATACAACTACTGCTACTGTAACAACCACAACTACTACAAGTACCACACCTGTAACAGTACAAACATGGACAGATGGTAGAACTGATACCATTAGAGGCGAAACAGTAGTTACAGTAACAACATCTGATACAGTGCAAACAGATAATTGGAATGTTGTAGTGAGTACTACTACACGAGAAGTAGAAGTTGTAAATGATGACGATCCCAATATGGGAACTCGTACAGCAGGATATAATCCTGATCCTGTAAGTTATCGCACAACTGAATTTGCTGGTACAAGTGGCACAAACTACAAGTTAGCAATTAACGCAGATGTTGCTTACTCTCGTGGTTGGACTGGCAAAGGTAGTTTGATCACCATTGCTGATACAGGATGGGATAGAGATCATCCTGATCTAGTTGGTGCAGTTAAGCATGAGTTTAACACAATGACTAACGATACTACATTTATGGATGATAATGTAGGACACGGCAGTCATGTAATGGGAATTGCTGCCGGCCGTAAAAACGGATTAGGCACACATGGTGTTGCATTTGATGCTGATGTTGCTGTAGCAAAAATTTCAGATAGTACTGGTTATAGTTTCCAAAGGGCTCTGGTTGCAGCAGCCTGGGCAAGAGATCTTGGAAGTGTGGCTTTTAATGTTAGTGCAAACTATGCGGAAGACTTAGCATTCCAATACAGCATAACTGAATCAGGCACAAGAGGACTCAAGTACAGCAACCATTACTACTATGGTGTAAACGGGTATAATGGCAGTGTAGTAGAGGCTCCATTATGGGCTACTGCATTAGGCAGCAATCAAATACTTGTTAACAGTGCAGGTAATTTGCGTAAGGACTATGTAAGTGGTAGTGCACAAATGGCTCACGCAACTGATGCAAATGGTAACCTAATATTAGGTGGCCGTATGATAATTGTTGGGTCATATGATACAGTTAATCAGCAGGTTGCAAGTTATAGCAACAAGGCTGGTACTGTGTGTGCAACCTGGGACTTCACAAACAATGTATGTAAAGACGCTGCTCGAGCAAGTGACTTTTACATTCTTGCTCCAGGTGACAATATCCAGAGTGCATACAAAGATGGAACTGACAGATTAATGAGTGGTACATCAATGGCTGCACCAGTTGTAACAGGTGCTATTGGTATCATACATCAGATGTGGCCACACATGATGGGTGCTAACCTTGTTCAACTATTACTTCTTACAGCAGACAAGGATCTTCCTGGATATGATGTAACTGTACACGGGCAGGGTTTGCTTGACTTGGACAAAGCAACGCAACCCGTGGGCGCCACAGGCATTCCTACAACAGGACGCACAAGCGGTGCCATTGCTAACATTGAAACACTTAGCGGCGGCGCAGGCGTAGGCACTGTAAGCACAGATGCGTTCGCTGCATTAAGCAATGTAGCAGTGTTAGATAGTTTTGAGCGTGACTTTAGTGTAGACCTAAACAATGCTCAAGCAGTCGACACTCGTCCTGGATCACAAGTTGAAACTTTAAGTTTTGGAGGAACCTATGACGGTTATTGGAATCTTGCTGGTGGTAGCGAAAAGTATATCATTAATGATGATCTCATAACCAGTTTTAAGTTTGATGAAGAAAACCAACTTAAAGGAGATTGGGGTTTAAGACTAGCATATGTACTAGTAGACAACTCAAGCACACAATTTGTTGCTAGCATTGGAATGGTTAAGGAAACAGACAAGTTCCTTAATAACACGCAACAAGGTTTTATGGGTGTTGGCAAAACACACATAACAAACTATGCTGGTGTAAATGTAAACCATAAGTTTGATGACAATTGGTTTGCATTTGGTAACCTACAGTTAGGATTAACTGATGTTGAAAAGTCCAAAGAGTTTAGCCTAGTTACCGGTTACACTGACCTTGTAAGCAATAGTTGGGGCATTGGTGCTGGTTACCAGTTCGATAATGGATGGACGGTAGGCGCCAACTTTAGTCAGCCAATGGCTATTAGCAGTGGTAAAATGAACTACAAAGTGCCAGTAGGACGCACACTTGACGGCGATGTATTATTCAATGAAGGAAGTGCAGATGCAAGTACGAAATATATTGAATATGACACTGGTCTTTTTGTAAAATATAACTTAAACGATATGTCAGTTGCTGGCTATGCTGAACATCGAGCAAATGTAGCCGGTATAAAAAATAACAACGAAGTGAATGTTGGTATTAAAGTAGACATTAAATTTTAAGGAGTTATAGGTTGAGCCTAACTAAACTAACATATGAAAATGTAGAAGCATTAGAGTTCGACGTAAGTCATGATCCGGTGCGTCCAGAACTTTCACTAGACTTTAGGTTAAGTGCTGGGCGAGAGATCTATGTATTGGAAGAGGATGGAAAATATCGTGCAGCAATATGTGTAGCCTATACAAACGAAGTTCCTACTACTGTAAAGGAACTAGATCAGTTTAGTGTTGAAAATGGATCTATTGCTATTGCTTACACAGTATGGAGTAAAGCACCACGAGCTGGCAGAACCATTGTTTTCGAATTACTGGATTTATGCAGAGAAAAAGAAGGGATCAAACGTCTAGTTACATTGAGTCCAAAAACTGACATGGCTAGACGATTCCATCTAAATAACGGAGCAGTTACTTTGCAGAACAATACTGCAACTGATAACTATGAATATAGCCTATGAAATTTTTCAAAGACAGGAAAAGAATTATACTTGACAGAGTTGGTCAAAAGCCCTATTTGGTTAGGTATTATCTATTCCTAAAAGATCGCAAATGGTTTCCATTTAACATCTTTTTGCACAAGTTTTTACAAGGGGATCCAGATGAACTTCATGATCATCCGTGGCCCTACTTTACACTTATACTACGAGGCGGTTACTGGGAGACTACACCCCAAGGACGGTTTTGGCGTGGTCCAGGACACATGCGTATAAGTGGACCAAAAAGTCTACATCGTGTAGAATTAAAGCCTGGAACAAATGCATGGACTCTTTTTATCCCTGGCCCAAAACTTCGCGAATGGGGTTTTATTGTAAATGGCAAATGGGTGCATAATGAGAAGTATTTTGCATGGAGAAAGCAGAAGGTAAGAGATGAAAAAACTGTATCTATCTGACAAACAAATTCAAAAGGGCGTGCATGACATTGTACGCCAAATGTATCGTCATAACTGGCGTCCTGATTACATTGTAGGCATTACAAGAGGTGGATTGATTCCTGCCGTAATGATGAGTCATCTAACAGGCATTCGAATGGAAACAATTGATGTCAGGTTAAGAGACTCTGACAACAGTCCCGAACATGCACTGTGGATGGCTGAAGATGCGTATGGATATGATGACAAAGACTACTACGATCCTGCAATGGGACACAATAAAACATCTGAAGGAAAGCGTAAAAAGATTCTTATTGTAGACGACATCAACGATACTGGTGCTACATTCCAATGGATTAAAGAAGATTGGCAGGCAGGTTGTCTGCCACGTGATCCAAGTTGGAATAATATTTGGGGCAGTAATGTAAGATTTGCTACTATAGTAAATAATCTTGCAAGCCCTTTTGAAATCAATTATACTAGTATTGAAATCAACAAAGCAGAAGAAGACACATGGGTTGTATTTCCATATGAGGAGTGGTGGTAATGCCCAAAGCAAAATATTCACCGTGCATCAGCGTATGCACAATAGGCGACGATGGTTACTGTTTAGGTTGTGCTCGTACACCTAAAGAAATAAGAGGCTGGCGAGACCTTACAGAAGAAGAACAATTAGACGGTATTGAAATGTTGCGTGAAAGACAATTTGAAAGAGCTAACAAAGGAAATTAAAACTTATGTTTACTGAATATAAAGATTGGATTACAAACGGCAAACATTCAGAGGTGCTTGGAGAACTAATTCTTAGAGCAAGATGGAAATTTGGTCAAGTAAGTGATAATGAAATTGAACCAAACTTTCCAATGTGGTTTCAAAATTTTTATGATCCACGTTCCAAAGCATGGGGCACTGACGTGCCTGAAGTTGCTAAGGAGTTAACTGAAGAATTTATGAAACTTGTTCCTGAAAATTATATTCTTGTACGGAGTATGGCAAGTGCAAATACATTTGGGTTGGATGGAGACTGGCACACTGACTGGCCTGACCCTGATACAAGTATTACTGGCGTTTTGTATACAGACAGAAATTGGGAAAGAAATTGGGGAGGTGAAACAGTATTTGTAGATGCTGATGGTAAAATGGTCGCAAGTGAGTATGAGCCTCGTAAATTAATTACCTTTGATGGCAGCATTCCACACATCGGCAAAGGGCCGCAACGCCGTTGCAAAGAAATGCGTAGTATTCTAGCATTTCAAGCAGTGGACGGAGATGTTCTCGAAAAAAGAATGCAACTTAATCTCAAATGAATGTTGACTCGTCTAAATAAGTGTAGTATTATATTAGCAAGAGGTCTAAAGTGTTCGTCCCTCTATAAACATTCCGCACACTCTTATCAAGGAGTATAAACTATGGCCAAATATATTAGTACAAAAACATACAGGCATTTAGGTCCAGTTGCATACAGGCAATGGAGAGCAGACAGTCATTGCAATTTAATCCATGGCTATGCACTGAGCTTTCACTTTGAATTTGAAACAGACGATTTAGATGCTCGTAACTGGGTGGTTGACTTTGGTGGTCTAAAGCCACTAAAGAACAACCTAGAAGACTGGTTTGATCACACACTGCTAGTAGCACAGGATGATCCGGACCGGGATACTCTGTTGGACCTAGGCAAAAAAGGACTAGCAAAAATTACGGAAGTTGAAAAGACTGGATGTGAAGGTCTAGCAGACTTCCTTTATGAGTATGTAAACACAATATTCTTACCAAGTTGGGAACCTGGCACTAGAGTTTGGTGCTGTAGGGTTGAAGTAAGAGAAACCGACTCAAATATGGCTATGCGAGTTGGACACAGAGAAGATGGAGAATTTGAATGACAATGTTTAAAGGTTTTTTAAAATGGTTTTTAGGTGATAGTGAGAAAAAAGAAGTTGAGTCTGTACCACAATATCTAACAGGCAACCAAACAGTTAAGCCAAAGGCTGCACCAAAGCCCAAAGCAAAGGAAGCAGTAAAGAAGCCTGTGATTAAAGAAGAAGAACTTAAGAAGATGACTAAAAAGCAAATTGATGACTGGGCCGCTGGCGCCGGCGTTACACTTGATCGTCGTCTTACAAAAGATAAAATGATTGCTGAACTAAAAAAGAGTGTAACTATATCCTAACATGAGTTATGTGATAACTTATCCAGGTGGTGCTTATGGTAACTTTGTAGGTTTTACTCTAAGGTGGTTAATGGGCGAGTATCCAGTGGATTTTAGACCATTTACTAGTAAAGGCAATAGCCATAGTTGGAATGCTCAAATTGTTAAATTTGATAAAGTTAGTCTAGAAAACCTTGAACCAATGCTTGGCATAGACACTTTTGCTATTCTTCACCCTAAGGGTCAAAAGGATCACAACCTTATAGAACGTTTAGAGTTACTAACCAAATGTTACGATAAAGTTATATACATATGTCCTAGATTTGAAGACTGTATTTGGCTATTAAATAATAGACAAACAAAAATATATCCAGAAGGTTGGATAGAGCATTTCAAAAATAAGAATGAGTTTGCAAATTTAGATTCATGGGAATCAAGTACTAAAGAAATCTGGGAAGAGCGAGAATTTCTTAGCATTTACCTATATGATCAATTATTATCAGAAACAGAACTAGCAAATATAATAGATTATAAAAATTATGATTCTAATAAAATTAAAATCATATACATGAATGATCTTAGAGACAATTTTTCACTAACATTTAGATATCTTTGCTCATGGTTAAATTTAGAAGTGGTGCGCTCACAACTTGAGATTGACAATCTTGAAAAAGATTGGAAAAATAATGAAAAATTTTTATTTAAGGATAGATTGATTGAAGACTTAGTTAATGCTACAATAGATAATAAAAATTTTCCAATGGAAAATTTAACTTATGTAGATGAAGCAATGATGCAATGGAAGTTACGCAATAAAGGTTTTGAATTGAAGTGCTATAACCTTAATAAGTGGCCCGAAACAACAAGCGAATTGAGAGATCTTATATATGAAAATTAGATACACAGAAGCATTTTACAGTGTTCAAGGTGAAGGAAGATTCGTTGGCGTTCCCAGTGTTTTCCTTCGCATGTATGGCTGCAACTTTACTTGCCCAAAGTTTGGACTTGCTAGGAACGCCGACGCTAGTGAAACAGAAACAAGACTTGACGAAATTATCTATGAAACAACCAAGGCGTTTCCTGAGAAATATGACAGTATTGACAAATTGCCGCTTATGGAAACAGGATGTGATAGTTATGCTGCTTGGCATCCAGCGTTTAAGCATCTGCAAAATGATGTAGATCTGGACACACTTGTAGATAGACTGCTAGCCCTAACTCCTAATGGTTGTTGGACACAGGAAAACGGGCAAGATGTGCATTTGGTTATTACAGGTGGCGAACCATTGCTTGGATGGCAAAGAGTTTATACACAATTATTTGAACACCCACGTATGAAGGACTTAAAAAATGTCACTTTCGAAACTAACACCACGCAGCCTTTGCGAGAAGATTTCAAGACTTACCTCAACAATAATCAACAACTACATGTTACATGGTCATGTTCCCCAAAACTATCGGTTAGTGGACATGATTGGAATGATGCTGTATTGCCTAGCATTGCTCGTAGTTACTGCGATGTTAATGGTAGCTACCTGTATCTCAAGTTTGTGGTTTGTGATGATATTGACGTGGCAGAAGTTGACAGAGCTGTTGCAGAGTACAGAGCGGCAGGAGTTACAGGCTCGGTTTACATCATGGCTGTCGGCGGGACAACAAAAAGTTACTTCGCTAACGGAAAAAGTGTCGCAGAACTTGCACTCCAAAAAGGCTACTGCTACAGCCCAAGACTCCACGTCGACGTATTCGGCAACGCCTGGGGTACCTAGTCCTGTTAATGAAAAAGGTTATCCTTCCTACGAAGCAGTTAACAATTTAAACGAAACTCTTGAAGAAAGAGCAAGGAAAGCTGGACTATGACAGAGCCTGGCTCTTATTCTGGCAGAGGTATGATAGACAAGCATTTAATACCAGTACTAAATGATGTTGGGTATTATCCAGATATAATCAATATATCATCTCTCGATCCCGATAAAGAACTGCAGGATAAACAAATACTATCTGATTGTGTTTTGATAACATGTATTGATCCATGGAGATTTAACGATAGTGATGTTTTTAATCATCCAAGTTTAACAGGAAAAACTATTATATTGCAAACACTGGGTTATACTAACACCAAGTATAACAATTTACATTATAAAATATCTTTTCCTGCTTTTTACTTTATGCGACACAAACCTGAGGTAGATGTTTTATCTACTAGAGATTTAGATTATGGCTTTAGTTGTTTAAACAATACTCTTTCTCCTGAACGCATAGTAATAGGGCATAAATTTTATTCCCATGACCTTTTGGATAAAATTATTTTTTCTCAAAATCGTACTGATTATGATGATTATATAATAGAACGGTTATCAGAGGATTCAAAAGATATATACTCAGGTGTTAATCTGCCAAATCTAGATCAATATTTAAAAATGTTACCTATATCATATGAAGAGGACACAAGTAAATATTTAAGTTTTAACAACCATAAAGAACACATGATTTGGGCACATGGAACAGATCATCCTGCCTGGAAAAATGCATATTGTAACATTGTTACGGAAACCACAGCAACAGAATATCCATTTTACTTAAATCTAAATAGCCCTTTTTTTAGTGAAAAGTCACAAAAACCTTTTAGTAGCAAGCAGATTCCCTTGATAGTTGGCGCACAAGGACATTATGCTTACTTGAAAGATTTAGGATTCGAAATGATGGAAGACTTATTGCCATCCGGATATGATAATATGACTTTTTTAGAAAAAGTAGATGCAATGATATCAGTTGTTATTAAGGGCAAAGATTTTATTAAAGACTTTTATTTTGATCATTTGAAGGAAATCGAACACAACTACGATCTAGTAATGGGTGATAGTGTAGAGAATAAAATTTTAAATAACATTAGGAGTGTATTCCAATGAAATCAGTTTGGGTAAGACATGGCGAAAGCGAGTATAACCTAGAAAATCGTTGCACAGGTTGGCACGATCCTGATCTTACTGAACTGGGCAAGGAAGAAGCACAAAAAGCAGGTAAATATCTTTGCGAAAAATATGGTAGTATTGCAAACCTATACTCTAGTGATTTGCGTAGAAGTTTTAACACTGCTAATATAATCTCAGAGTCAACAGGTTGGAATATTACTCCACAAGTTAGCCCTGCTATACGAGAAAGAGATTTTGGTGACTGGAGTGGTAAGAAAAGGGACCAAATAAAACTATTACTTGGAGAAGATCAATTTACAAAAATACTTAAAGGGTGGAAAACTAAACCTGCAAATGGAGAAAGTTTACAAGACACTGCCGCAAGAGTTTATGGATTTTTAAAAGAAATAGAAGATAGATCCAACGAATTACCACATGTAATTGTTTGTCATCGTAATACAATAAGAGCAGCGGCAGTAGTACTTGGCAAAGTTACGCCAGAAGAAATTAATGAGTTTGAAGTGCACACAGGAGAAATATTAGAATGGGACTTTTAGATAATGCAAAACGTGCTATAGGCTTGGGCAATGCAAAAAAAGTAAAACAAGCAGCACCACGAGCAAAAGTAAAGTCAGAAAAAGAGAAGGCTACAGAAGCTGGCGAGCCCTGGGTAAATGTTATCGGATTAGAGTTAGATCCTGAAAATCCTGGTAATGGTGCATTTGAATTAGACTGGAACGAACACTTTATTAAGCGTCTCTGGAAAGCAGGTTACCGTGATGAAGACGAACATGACATGGTTGATCGCTGGTTCCAGGATGTATGTAGACAAGTAGTTATGGAAACATACGAAAAAGATCAAGCAATGGTAACTAGAAACGACTTAGGCGGCGGCAAGTCAGAATACAGATGATAAAACCAATAAAGCCAGATCGTGTAAATGACTACTCAAGGTATATGTTAAAGTCACTTATGCTATTTTGCGGCGTGCCTTTAATCTTTGGTTTGTTTGTTAAACCCCTAGCTCTAGCATTTATAGTTTTTATTTCAGATTACTTGTGGCATGTAAAAGAAAAGATTAATAATGATACTCTACGTTAACGGCGACAGTCATAGTGCCGGTGCAGAACTAGTAGAAGATTTTTGTTTTGCAGAAGACGATAAGCAATACTTTCATTATGGTAGAACGCCACATCCACTAGCTATACCCAAAACTTTTGGTCATCATTTGTCAAGAAGACTTAATTGTGGATACTTTTTAGATGCTGAAAGTGCTAGCAGTAATGATCGTATTCTACGCACTACAAGAATATTCCTAGACGAGATATACAAAACATCCAAGACTATAATAATTGGTTGGAGCTCTTGGGAAAGAGAAGAAATTTTCCATGTCGATAGGTACTATCAATTAACTGCAAGCGGTACTGACAGTGTGCCGGAAGATTTACAAGAACATTATAAAAATTGGGTTGCTAATCAAACACAGGATACTTTAAGAGAAAAGCAAATACATTGGCACGATAAAATCTGGGACTTCCACTTAGAACTAACAGAAAAAAATGTACAGCATTTGTTCTTTAATGCAATGCAACCGTTTAATCCAGACTGGGTTGAAACGAAAGATTGGGGAAATTGCTATATAGATCCGTATAGTCCTGATTTAGTGTATATTAACTGGGCTAAGAGTAAAGGATTTTTACCAGCAAATTTTGGCGGTAATCACTATGGAGAGGATGCTCATAAAGCATGGGCAAAAGAATTACATATACGATTGACAGGAGCGCCAGAAAGTAGTACTATTACTAAAGTAATAACTGCAACTGTTCAACCATACAAGCCGAGGTAAGTATGAGTACATACCTACTAGTAGATACAGCAAATACATTCTTTAGAGCACGCCATGTTGCACATCGTGGCATGGATACCTGGACACGTTTAGGCTTTGCTATCCATGTTACTATGAGTGCAATTAACAAAGTATGGCGTCAAACAAATGCGGATCATGTTGTATTTGCACTAGAAGGCCGTAGTTGGCGCAAGGACTTTTACGAGCCTTACAAAAAGAATCGTAAAGTAGCACACGATGCTCTAACAGAAGAACAGCAAGAAGAAGATAAACTGTTCTGGGAAGCCTATGACGAGCTAACAAAGTTTTTAGCAGAGCAGAGCAACTGTAGTGTGCTACGCTGCGAAATAGCAGAAGCAGACGATATTATTGCTCGTTGGATCAGCAAACACAATAATGATCAGCACATTATACTAAGCAGTGACACTGATTTTGTGCAGTTAGTTAGCGACAATGTAAAGCAGTATAACGGCATCACTAACCAGATGATTACACTTGAAGGCATATTTGATGATTATGGCAAGCCTGTAAAGGATAAGAAAACAGGTGAACCTAAAGAAGCACCTAACCCTGAATGGTTACTGTTTGAAAAATGTGTGCGTGGCGATGCAACTGACAATGTGTTCAGTGCTTATCCAGGTGTGCGTACAAAAGGTACAAAGAACAAAGTAGGATTGCAAGAAGCATTTGAAGATCGCAACACAAAAGGTTATAACTGGAACAACCTAATGCTACAACGCTGGACTGATCACAATGGTGATGAGCATCGTGTACTAGACGATTACGAACGCAATCGCACACTTGTAGACTTAACTGCACAGCCGCAGGAACTTAAAGTCTATATCGACAGTGCTATAGAAGAACAGTTAGAATCTAAAACTAATGGTAGTATGGTAGGCGCAAAGTTCCTTAAATTTTGCGGCAAATATGAACTGAATAGGATTGCTGAAGATGTTACAAAGTATGCAGAATGGCTCCAGAGAGGCTACAATGCTTAAAGCAAAACCAGTAGTTGATAACAAGTTC